GTAATATATATCATACCGGGCTCATTCTTCGAACCCTTTTCTTTTTTCCCGTATCGAAATCGATTACCTCGACCCACTCGCCATGATTATCCCCGGATTCATCATCGTCCACGAGCAGTGATTTGTTCCGGTCGTTCACCAAGTAACCATGTTCCCGTAGCATGGACATGACAAGCGCCAGATCGCTGTCCAATGTCCGCTCATGCGTATACCCGAACGCCTCGTTACATAGTACAAGGAACATGAAGCTACTTTGCGTCACCGACTCCGACCTACCCAAGTCTCGTTGTTTTCTTGAAGGGCTATTATCTCCTCTTCGCTTAACGGGCTCACAGCTTCCAAAGCTATGATAGTACGAGAAAAAGGGTTACAACCCAGACGAAAGAGGATAGCGTTCAAAAGGATATACAGGTCTTCCCATGTACAATTGTCCTTCAGTACCTCCCGGAACCAAGCGGGCATGTCCCCTTTCTTGTTATGGATACCCAAACATACGATCTCAAAGATCAACTCGTCATATTTCGCCATCAACTCCGACAGTACACTATCAAACACAACATCCTTATGAGCCACGATAGCATCCTTGTCCGCCTTGTCAATCCGCAAGAGTAACGGCCGTATCCTAAACCCAGTCCTTACTGTGATCGGGGTGATAACGATACTATCACCAACGTTCTTACCCGCCGGGATCGTCTCCGGCTTGAACTCGAAAGGAATCACGACTGACCGACTTGTCACCACGTCGCTCTCAATCTGTAGTGCTCGCTTTACGCTCATAGTCTTTTAATCGATTTTGTAATTTCTCAACCTCCTGCCAAATAGCTTCACTAATATCATTACCAGAAGAAACACAGGCTATTTCCTTATTGGGATAAATCAATTTTAGATATAAGTTATTAAGAAAATATGAATAACCATCAATCGAACACTGCATTTTAGCAATCTCTCTAATTCCTTCCGCATTCATCATCATTTTCCTCTAAAATATAAGAGCCCCGGCAAAAACCGAGGCTCTAGACAACCTAAACAAAAAACATCATTCCGTGTCTTCCGATACGGCCTTCACCGCCCTGCTATACGGGGACGCTTGTTTGCCGGCCGCCGATACCGGTGTCATGATCGTGGCCTTTACCAATAAGAGATCGCAATTCTCCTTATCCGGGGCTTGGCTGATCTTCCCGAACACAGAGCACTTGACAAAGACATATTCCGTGAACTTACCTTGGTACGGCAGGCTCTGTAGCCTGATCGTCTTCAATATCGAGGGCGTAGACAAGGGAGCCTCCCATTTATCACCGGAAACGGTTCCCCCGCAAAACATTTTCATCTCGTCGCTCGTAGGAGAAGGGATAGTGAACTCTATACTGGAAGGATCTCCTTTCCGACTCACCACCGCCCAAGGATCCTCATGTCCCATGGACGTAAAACTAAGCTCCTTGGCGTCCGAGAAATTGAACGTCACCGTATCCACGTCAACGCATTGGGTGAACTCGGTACCGGCCACGCCATCCCCGGGTTCCGCAACTCCTAAATACGCCACATCCAGCGCTAAACTTCTTTCCATATCACTAATCTAATTCTGTTATAACCTCTAATCTAATATTCGTACAATCGAAGCCATCCTTGGCCTCGCCCATAGGCTCAGACCAGACGATCCGAGATTTCCAATACATCCCCAACGGCGGCTTGATATCCCGCAACACGAACTTCACGCCTCGTACGGTCTCTATCATCAACTGTCGATCCGATACGCCTTTCGAGGGTCTCTTGACGAAGATATTGATATTTATCGATCCCTTGTTGACATAATCTTTCCCATTCAAGGCCAGAGAGCGGATCGTGATATGATTTCTTTTCTCGCCATCGCCGGATTGATCCTTATACAGGATAAAGCCCGTACTCGCCGGCTCAACCGCATTATATACGATATCCACTATATCAAACTGATCTGCCATGTTCAATATCCTTTCTCAGCGAGTTTATCAAATAACGTTCGACTCTGTTTCTTGATCCAATCCTCGGCATGTTCCGTGGCAACGGAGATAACATCCAGATTTTCGATTGCTTCCACATACTTGGCATAAGGCATAGCGGCTACACCAATCAATACCCAGCCATTCTTATAAAGGGGTAATAATTCTGATACGAGCCTTTTAGCCTCTCTCAATCCCGTATGTTTATCGGTACCTTTCTCATCTGACAACTCGTAGTTCTCGGTCAATATATCGCCATCCTTAACGATCACATAGCCGATTGAACTACGAAGATTGCCGGTATGATTCTGATAGTTCCCTTTTTTTCGAGCGATCTTCACGAACTCTTCCCCGGCACGTTGCAATAACTTGTATATCCGCTCTTCCGCCCGATCCACATAGTAATCGAACCAACGCCCTACTTCCCTATCACTCCACATTGGAGTCAAACCACCTTTCCTTGCCATAAACTACACATAGATTACTGAGTGAGTCTGAAACGGTTCCCAGCTAATGATATCCACATCGAGAGCGATACTGTCAATCCGGATATGCTTCGCGTTTTCCACAGGACGGGCTTTGGTCGAGAACTCACCGTGTACGATAAATTCCTTCCCATCAGCATTCCGCTTCAACTGCTGTCCACTATTGGACGGGTAGTATTGCCCAGTGACCTCTATTTCCGTCGGTTTACCGGCAACCAATTCCCCTTTGACTAATTGGCAGGATTGAATCGTCACTATCGCTGTATGTGAATATCGCTTTACCATCTGTTTCTCGCCCTTCCTTTGGGTACCTCGATCTTATTGCCTATCAATTCCGCTTTCTCCGGTTCTCCTCCCTCCCGGTATAGTCGTTTCGCCGTAGCATCATACCATGCACGGGGATACGTGATGGAGAGCTTGTTTTCCGTGAAATCCGGCAGACCGCCGACCATGGAATAAAGGTCGGCGGCCACCAGCTTTTGTTTTTGGATATCGATCGTCTTACTATCTTCTGTACCTTCAAAACCGCGTCCCGGCAAAACGACGTTATCCAAAAAATCTTCACAGTCAGCCAGACCGGGATAAGCGAGTATCGTATCTCGAATCGTCTTAGCCATGATTGTTATTCTCCGTTTTCAGTATCCTGAATCGTTTGATCCTCCGGTTCGACGGTTTCACCCAAGAATGTCGCCGGGATATCATCTGTACCCTCGGTATCCTCGGAAGCGTTCCAATCCTTCCCATCCACTTTCATGATGAACATGGCATCCGGATCATTCACGACAGGAATAGCGTTCGCTTCCGCTTTCGTCCATTCCTTGAACGGTTCCAGCTCAGACCATTTGGTTACCAAGATCCAATCCTGCTTAACCATGAGGGCGATTTTCTGCAAGGTAGCGGAAGACTCGGCGGCGATCGGCCCATGCTGAATGTCACCCACCTTCAAATCCTCCAAGAAGCATACACGCTTACGCTCCCAAGGATTGATCGTCTTACGACGATGGGCACTATCCTCGATACGGACAGCCGGGTTCACGGTAATGATCTTCACCGGGATCTCCTGCTCGGCCAGATACTCGTTGATGAGATTCTTTGTCACCAATATCTTGGAGGACGAATTAACCCATGCCTTTAACGTGTCGAACGTGGATTTCTGTTTCTTTAGCAAAGAGAAATCAGCCACGTGCATTACAACGTAACGGATCGTCACCCCTTCGGCAGAAGCGGCCACAACCGTATCCTCAATATCCTGTAATCCATTGGCCGTTGTAGCGCTACTCCAGTCCGTAGTAGATTTACGCTGGTTCTTCTTCGGCATACCGCAACCGACAAACTCAGCCGTAACGACACCGCCATTGTTCTTTGCCGACAAATGGAAACCCGCACGGCTCATGAGCTGCATACACCACCATTCGAAACGGGCACGAACGGAATTATACACGAAATCCTGATCCTTGAAAGCCAGATTCAACAATGCCAACTGGTCCGCATCACCTTGCGCGTCACGTTCCAATTGCTTATACTCGTTGTAATCGCTCTCGTTCATGCCACGCTTGACGGCTGTCTTCGGGATATCGCCGGACAGCTTGCTGATCACCTCACGGGTCTTCTGCGGTGCGGAAGCGTCGAAAGAGATCACGTCTGCCATTACCGGAGCGCCTTTCTCTCCGGTCAGAGTCTCCCACTTCAACGAGGTCTTTCTTTTCACCCCGAAGAAGTTCGGGAAGACAACCGGTTTCACATGACGGGTATTCAAACGGGCCGCCATGTTCTTTTTATTCACTTGCTTAATTAAACTTCTTTCCATATATCTGATTTTAATGGATTACACAAAACGGATAAACGACATTAATGCCTTCAAGTCCTTATCTACCGGGAACGGCATACAGGATTCGTTTACCGTACCTCTTACCAATAACCCGGACTGCTGGTTGGCTACAGTCAAGTCGACTTTATTCATCGTGACAACCAATTCGCCATCATAAGGCAACTTGGCGGCTTTCGCAGCCTGTTTGTCTTTAGCCTGAACCAATACCTGACCTTTTGCGGCAGCACCGATAGTCGCTTCCAACGTGATCGTATCAAACTCCGCATTACTCTTATCAATAGCCGTGATCTTATCGGATGCGCCTGTCAAAGCTCCACCAATCGTCACGAAGTCACCCACACCTAACAGATGGTTCTTGGCTACCTTATACGCTGTCGCATCGGCAGCGGCCGCTTCTGAAACCAACGCTGTTTTCAACACATGATACAATCCCGTTTCCGGATCTTTCACCACGATCACGATCGGAGGCAGTTCGTCCAACGACTTGCCATTGAACAAAGCGTTCCGCAAATCCCGGCGGTCAATCGTCCCACCGCCGATCACATCCTCAATAATCTTTTCAATTCCGGGAGGATACTGGAATTCTCTTTCTCTTTTTCTGTACATAACGTTACACTTTTCTTGGATTATTCAATACCCAGGTTCACCACACCGGGATTATTCGCACTCTTGTCGGCATCCTGATCCATCAGCTTCGCCCAATCCGCCTCGGAACGCTCCGGAAGATTCACGGAACCGGGAGCGTAATCACCACGGGCCACGGCATCATCGATCGCCTTTTGCTGGATTCCGGTAAACTCTTCGGAAAGCGCCTTGATTTGATCCTCGATAGAGGTTTCCGAAGCCAAGTCCACACGTCCCAGCCAGTTATCCGGAAGACCGGCATCCTTCAACTGCTTACGGACTGTTTCTTTCTTAGCCTCGTTTGCCGAGTTGGTAATGGAATCGCCCACCTTCTTAGCCATATCATCGACGCTCTTCCTCATACTTTCCAGATAAGCTTTCAGTTCCGGGCTAAGATCCTTCAACAGCTCTTCTTCCGTTTTCTTGTTCTTATCCGGATCTTCTACCGGTTTACCATCCTTCAACCCATGCTTGGCTTCATAAGCGGCGACAGCGGCCGTTTCAGCCGTAGTCTTAGCTTCATTCTCCGCTTCTTGGATTGCCGGAAGAATATTATCCTTGAACAGGTCCACGAAAGCCTCCATCCCCTCGGCTTTCTCAATCTTGAACGTCTTTTGAATACGTTCCGCATACTTCTCCGGCACGCCTTTCGTCTTACAT